GTAGGGGACAATCATAACAGGACGCTTCGCTAGTTTCCTGTCGATACCAAAGGCTAGGCATTGCCGTGCCAGTGGTGTGTTGTCCTGCTGCACACGCTTGATAGTCTCGTCTGCCACCTGAGTATAGATGTCTTGCGGTAGGTCAGACGGTATCAGGTTGGTAGCCAGACCACCACGCTCGTCCCTCAGTATGGCTGACAGGTGTTGCAGTCCATTACAACTACCATCAGCAGACACAGGCAAGCGTGTCTCAAATCCCCAGCCCCTACGTACAAGGCCAGACAATTCATAGCACCATGCTAGAAACTGGAATGGCTTGTCTGCTTCCAGCCACAACTGATTGTCGTATGGGTTATCAACGATGCGGTGTGCCTCGTCAGCAAAGTCCCATGCCCACCGTTCCCTATCATTCAAGGAAATCTTATCGTTACCAAACAGGTTAGCACCATGAATACACAGCCATCGTGCATCATCCCAGTTGTTGATAGCCATCGGGTAACCAAACTCTAGCATAGCCTTTGACCAATCAGCAGACTGAGGCGAGAGAAAGGTGCTGCTTGCATACTTGCGTGAACGGAAATCGTTCTGCCACACATAATAGAACCTATCATATTTAGCATACTGCTCTGCAATTTGCAAGGTTCGTTCTACTTGTATGCGCTTGCTCACACTGCGGTTGTTTTCGGAGTAGATATGGTTGCGCTTGCGTGACCAGTTACGGAACTCCTCTCTCTCATCCTCAGTCATCTCTTCCTTATCCTTGTCGAAAGGATAGGGTGGTAGTGGTATGTCATCCTTCGCTGGTAACTTACCCCATGCCTGTCCGTTGTCCCATAAGTGACGCATTACCTGCAATACGGGTTTGTTTATGCGCCATTCTGTATCTTGTAAGGCGTTCAGACAGGAGTATTCTTCTGATAAGTCTTGTTGTTCTAGTCTCTTCAGATGTTTCTTCAAACTCATTTGCGCCTCACAATCGGTAGTTCATCTATCTCATGCCCATGATAACCACCACCACGAACAGCAGTCCACTGCTTTGGTGGTATGATACAGGGTAGGTAGCGTGGTCTGGATGTCTCCATGTATTCATTAAATGCAGTAATCCATTCCATCGTGCCTTCAGTTGGTAGCACATAGGTAGCCCTACGCTTGCGTTCAGTCTGTTGTGTGTCCAGTTTGATTATGCCTGTGGTCTGGATGATAATGTCTACCATCTTGAAACCAATATGCACACGCTCTGACTTCTCCCATTCCGTATGTTGATACCCATCCTTGTTCATCTTATGCGTCAGGCCATAGCGTCTAGCACCATAGGCTTTCTTCATAGCCTCACGGATTACATTGTTGGCAACACTACCCTCACTGTCTATCCATCTGTCCAGCCTATCCTGTATCTCAATGCTAGTGCCGATGGTTCGTGCTACATACAGCAGTGTGTTCTTCCTGCTGAGACTGTCAACCATAGACACCAGTGATAGGTAGGCTAGTTGTTCTACATCCATATCCTTGACACGCTTCCATGCTATGTCTCTGGACTTGTTGGTTGGGTTGGCTACCCACTCTTTTATTCCCTCTGCTACGGCATCTACAAGCCGTGCTACGATGGCTCTACCATGAGCCGTGTGTGATTCCCTGCCTGACTGGATTGACCTGTCCCTCGCCTTCCTGAAGCGTTGTATGCCACCTGTTAGCATGTCCGTTTCAAGTTGTAGTTGATGGTCAATCAGGTCTTGGTCAGTTTCTAAAGTTACAACCATGAGAAGACCCCCTGTAACATTAACTATAACTTATGTTAGATATGTTAAACATACTCCAATACTCAGGGCTACTACAGTTCCCAGCATGACTACCATCTGTAGTCCAATCAGGTTCTCGTAGTCCCTGTCCAATAACATTACACCAATCATTGCTAATATACATATCATTCCTACTGTTATCATTCTTCACCATAATTCTCTAACATCCACTGTTGATGTCTTGTTACAATCTCAAACTCTCGTGGTTCTTCCTGCCATCCTGTGTCACACGATGGACAATAACATTCAAACATGTTATCAATGGCAAACAACTTCTCTCCATCTGAAGCACCACATGATGGACACTTAGCATACCCCATGCTCATCGTTCTTCTCTCTCCTCTCGTGTCCTTACCATCTTCCCCTCTACATACCCCATCTTATACTTGATGTGATACTGAGGCATAGCATCCTCGTTATACTGGTTCTCATACTTCAGTGCATGGTATCCATTGTGGTAGCCCATGACATACGCATCATCATACTTGTTGCGGTTCATAATATCTGTATCCTTTCCACCACTGTGGTTGGTCTGTGTAACGCCATTCGGCAAAGTGTTTCTCACCATGATAGTAGGCACGGTAAGCATCTACTGTGTTGTCCTGTTTGTATTCGTCAGGCATACACTGTGGTGGTGGCTCAAAGCCAGCATCATCAATGTTATCTGGCACTACAGCCAGTGTATCAATCAGACTAGCAGACTTGTGTGGTGTGCCAAAGCGATACAACTTCTCACCTGCAAGATACCACAACAGGTGTAGCGTCCAGTGGTAGTGGTCTACACTACTACGAACCCACTTGGTTGATGGGTGGTTGAGATGTGCAGTCTTGTATAGACCATACTTGTCTGCATACTCGTCACCATCCAATGCCCTATGTGCTGTGCTTAGTAGTTGTGCTGTCTCTAGCACCATCTTGCTTGCGTGTTTGTCGCAGTGATACTTTGCCGCTGTCTCTGGACACTCGCTTAGATAAAAGATGTTCATGCTGTGTTCTCCTTCTACTCTGCATTATCGTCCGTTGTATCGGTGTCACCCTCATCAAACAACTCCTTAGGATAGGTATTATAATCCATCTCACCTAACTTTTCAAGTCTTTTATACAGGCTGGCGATATAAATAATCCTATCCTCGTCATCCCATATCATGTGATAGTCATACTCTGCCGCTAGATATGCTCTGGTATCAGTCATCGCTTCTATCCATAGGCCAATCATCATTGGCTACTGTCTCAAACTCAAACTCAAACTGGTTCTCAAACACTGCGAAGTCATCGTTCTGACAACCAATGAGAATGTCTACCAAGTCTGCTACATTATTGACAGTCACTGGTTCACCAATCCACTCGTTATCTTTATACCAGATAGGTAGTATCTCTACCCGTCCCGATGTATCGTCCTGATGAAACGATATGAACCTATCGTTGTCTAGTTCTAGTGTGATGTTACTCATCCTTTAACTCCTTGTCCAGCCACTTGCGTTCCTTCTTGTTGTATGCCTTCTTAATTTTTTTGCGCTGACCTGAACGCCAGTTGAAGACACGCTTCCACTTGGTCAGTCCATCATACTCATCACCTGTCTTCATTGGCATACGCTTGGTCATTACTCACTCCTTGTAAGCAGACAAATTATACCACACATCTGTATCAGTTGTCAACCCATTAGGTGTATCCATTGTGGCATACACTGTTGCCCTGATATACCCGTCATCATCACGCCAGATGTTTATGTCTACCACCTGCCCGTCATACTCATAGTCAAACCAATCATCCTCACCATCCCACTGGTTGTTGGATACAATGTGGTCTACATACCCCGTCAGTTCTTCTTCTGCGGCTTCACTCATCTTCATGTTCATCTGAATACTCCAATGCTTCCTGTATGTCTTCGATAATGTGGTCATGGAAATACTCACTCTCATACAAGTATTCCACAGCCTGTTGTGCCTTGTCAAGAGACACCCCGAAATGTTTTGCAACCCACTTTGGGTTGATGTCATATGCTACATCATCCATGTCACATCCCCGTTGCCATTAGTAACCATCCAATCCATGCCAGCACTGCGGCACACATCACCACTGTAGCAATACACAATACCACTACACTTGTCAAGAATAATTTCATCTATATGCTCCGTCCATCATATCCATACCCACTATCAGCCCGTCAAGATAGGCAAGCATCTCTCTTGGTGGTAGTCTATGCTGTATGATAGTGCTACCCTTGTCACAAGTCAACTGCCAGCCACCATAGTGCGGTGCATTGTTTAGGCAATAGTCCGTGCCTAGTCGCCTGTTGATACGCCCTAGCCTAACTTCTAACATTCTCTTGGTTACTCTCATCGCTCTACTCCTATGCTATACCATGTATTCTGCGCCATGCTACCCATGTCACGGCTTGCATCTCAAAGGCCTTTAACGCCCTACCATTGAACCTGACACGCTTGCCAGCCTCTACATATGCCTGTTGTATCTCAGCATACTCACGCTTGCCCACGCCCGTCTTGTCCGTAGTCAGCCCGTGACGCTCACCATAATAGATGTTCCGTGCGTGTCCGTCAACAGTGCAAGTGTCATCGCCCATAATGTTACGATAGAATGACACAATTTTCTGCCCGTTTAATATGCTTATCACTCCGTCATGGTCAGGCATAGCGTCAAGAATACTCCACGCCTTGCGCTTCATGGCATGATAGGTTGACACTTTGAAACTGTCAATATCATCACCATTAACATACGCTTGCACCATGTCCCGTGTATTTGTGACATTCCTATCCCACTGATTATTTGGGGACAGTGCGGCACATACACCCACCACAATATGCAATGGCACTACTGTATCTTCTGCAATACGCATACAATCAGCCAATGCCCGTGCATACCATACCACCCCGTCACGCTTTTCTTCAGGGGTTGCCATGCGATAGATTGCTACTATGTTGTCTACACTCATCGTTCTACTCCATTATCAACCAGCACTTACAAGGTGCAACGATGTTAGGGAGAATACACCGTTGCCCCCTGTATGTCAAGACACTTTCACAATGTCACGAACACCACCAAACTTGCGCTTGGACATGAACGGAAAAGACAGATAGTGGCTGGATTTACCCCAGTGAAAGCCCGTGAAAGTATCACCGAACCCTACACCATAACGCTTTTGCACTTCGCGTGGGCGATACCCATACACCATTACAGTCTTACCCATAAACTTTGTTGTCTTCGTTTTCATAGCGTCTACTCCTTTGCTATACAGGCGCACCATTACACCTTGTAAGCACTGGCAGAAAACAGGGGCTTTGTTTGTCAAACTCCACCCCTGTCTGGACACTCAATCCGCCTAGACACACTCCGTGTGCATCCGTTTATCCCGTAGTCACTCTTTGAGTGTGTAAGCCCTACTTACTCGCCCTAAGGATAGGCAGGAATCTTTCCGCCCGATTGCTAGTCCCCTAGCCCGTTCGTATCTGCTATCTTGTGGAATTTGCCACTAAGCAGGTTTTGTTTTTGGTTAGTCCATCGACTAGCGGATTTTTTTAGATGTTCCCGTCATCTTGTATTTTAATCTAGTCTATTCGTATTCGTTAGTCAAGTCTTTTTTATTCTGGTCTAGCAAGGTTAGTCATACTGCTTATGCGCTTTCTTTTGACCTATCAAAGAGCCATGTTGAATCTTGCGATTGGTCTGGTTGTTCTTTGATGATTAGATAATGGCATAGATGAAAAACTATTGCAATAGGAAAAATGAAAAAAGATTAAAAAAAATTAAAAATTGTTTTGCATTATATAGTGTAAAACAAAAACAGATAGAGAGAGACAAAGACATGTTGCAAAAATGTCACACATGTTGCACATTTGCAACAAATGATGCGTCAAATGTTTGACATGCGTGACGGATTTTTGACATTGACAAGCGGTTTTTGACATGCTATAATATAGGCGCATGGGGGAAGTCGCCAGCCCACAGTATTATACACCCTCTCAGATTTTTTGGTTATTTTTAGACCTGACCTTACCAATGAGAAACATGTTCAACATTACCGAAACAAGTAACACAATGGGATACCCTACTACAAATATCCATACATTCACTGCTTCGTATGTAGTACCTAGTAGTACAGCAAGGTGTTCAAGTAGTCTAACACAAAAGTAGAAGATTAAGTCAATCATAAGTTACCCATAATTAGTTAAAAGGACTTAGAGGAGAAGGACTACCACCAGTGTTACCCTCTGTTAAAGTAACTTAAACATACTATAGTATGTTATAGTAATAGTTCAACCCCCCTATCCATGTTGTAACTTTAGAAATTCAGGAAGCCTTGTTGTACTGATTCTCGTTGTCCAAAGTTAAGGTGGTTCATAAACTTATCTAGTTCATATTCTAGTAGTTCATCCTTCCTAACCTGTATCTGGTTATCAGCATCAGCAGCCATCTGGTCTACCCAGTATTGACATGCCATAGCCAGTACATCAAGTCTATCATCGTGAGCCAATGCTCCACGCTGCTTGGTAATCCTCGTCATCTGATAGGTAAGCATATACTTAACACCCTTCTCAGGTGGCATGTTCTGTACGCTATCATAGTCCTTCTGTATTACCTTAGGGTCTATCACCAACCTGTGCTGGTTCATAATAGGCTCTAGCGTGTCAATGATACGCTGTTCCTTCTGTGTATTATGTCTAACCTCTTCCATAGTACATGGGTATGTCTTAGTCATGTATGGCTTCAGTAGTTCTGTGAACATACCATCACCGAAGTTACTCTCAATAAGTACGAGGTTGACACTGTGCAACTTAGCAAGGTCTGTTAGATGCTGTAGTGTCTCAGCAGAGTATCCACCCTCAATACCACCAGCATCCACAACGTAGAGGAAACCGTTTAACATCTTAACGATTGCGTAGGCTGTCTCGTCACTACCACGACCAGACGGGTCAATGGCAAGTACAGAGCCTGTGTATTTGTTACGGCCTACTGTATCTTCTGGTGCATAGAACTTATCACCACTCAAACCCACGTTAGGCAAGTCTGACATCGGCTTCATCACACCATAGACAACTTTCTCTGGTGCTGTGTCCTTATCACAGGACATAACCATCAGGTCTGCTAGTTTAAGCGGATACTTGTTTGCATCACTGAGAGAAGTGTCCAACATAAACTGAAGAGCAAAACCACTTCGACCATAACTCAGTTCTCTTTCTATCAAGTCTTCATCGTCAAACCGTTTAGCGTCCGTAGGAAGCCCGTACACGGCCTCTTGCTTCTCAGTAAGGGTATCATATAGGAAAGGTGCTAACCTGCCCCCATAGGCCTTCTCAGAGCGTTCTAGGGTAGGATAACGGGCAGGCCACACCCTCATCTGGTATCCACGGTTCAAAAGTACGTTATAGAGGCTCATCTCGTTCTGAGGAGTACCAAGATAAATAATCTTACCCTCAGGCTTCAACACAGCGTCAAATTCTTTGACACTCTCTGCAAGCCTCTCACGCATCATGTGCGTCATACTATTGTTAGGAACTTCTACGTCATCAGCAATAATAACATCAGCACGAGAACCAGTAAGCTGTCCAGTGACACCTACTGACTTCACGGACGGACTACCAGATGCTTTAGCTGGTGCAACATCAAAGGCAATCTTAGACCATCGTTGACCATCTTTAGCAACCAAATGCCTACAGATTGGTAGTTCTGTGATGATACGCTGAGTAAATGTAGAGAAGTCATCAGCACGTGCCTTCGATGCAGACACCACCATAAACTTCTTATTAGGGTCTAACAGCAGTTGGTGTACCACATAGGCAGCAGTGATGTATGATTTACCCACACCACGGAACGCCTCAATGATACAACGCTTGGGACTATGCTGAAGATAGTGTGCAATGTCGTACTGAACGGGCGTAGGTTCTGGTAGACCCAGATGTTGCCACACTAAGTACGTAAAGTTCCTAAAGTCTCTTAGAGGCTCAGGGACTGCTTGTTGCTTCTTCATGGTGTCTTCCTACCTCTCAAGTGCTAGACCCCCCTCAGAGGGTCTTAAATCGCCAGCAATCGCTATTTTAATCGTCATATACAATGTCTATGAGATGGTCATGCAAATCATCGGCTTTTGCCCACACCGCATTGATAGGTGCTACACCAAACTCAAACTGTGTGTCTTTAATCTTGTGACCACTAACTGCACCCTCAATGTGAAACCCACCTGTAGGTGCTACAGTATCTGTACCAAACCCTACCTCAATACTGTGAGCATCGTGGTCATTCTGTATCATTAGGTAAGTACGTTGTACGTTCTGGTCAAGTATCTTAGTCCAGTTACCACCAGAGAGCGTCTTTTGCTCGTGCTTTAGGGTAGCGTTAAAACCTTCTCTCATTGTACTTGCTCCGCAATATCAAATGGTAGGCTTTCTAGTAGGCCAGCCATAGGGCTTTCTGCTGTGATAACATCAAGAGAAGCACCATTATCTTTCAAAAATTTGACAGCAACTGACAGTTCGCTTGCCGTTGCTTCACCACTCTGTACACGAGCCAGTAGTTCTTTGGTTACAACCTCGTGCAATACGTCCATCAGTTTTTGGTCTGTCATGCTTTCTTCTTCTTGTATTTGTTTGTTTTTGGAAAACCAGCCTTCATGTTGGCGTATGCCTTGGGACTAATTGTTGACTTGCTCTTCGGGCGGCTAGTACCAGCCTTCTTGCGCTTGTTAATGTTTTCGTATAGGCTCATGTCTTACACCATTTCAAAATGTGGGGCATCAATAAACGGACGTTTACCCTGTCCCCGTCTTGTGTCAATATAGGATTGCATGGCCTCTTCCATTGTGCCATCCCAGTGTCGAATGTCAGAAACTGTCCAAGCAGCACCCCAACGTAGTGGTACGTCCAAGTCAATAGCGGCCTGTTTCATTGCCTCTGCAATGTCATCGTACAGGTTAAGTTCCCATGAACCACGAGAACCAACATAGGCCATTAGGTCAACAGCATGACCATCTAGGTGCTTTGATTTCATCGTCTGTGATGCACCTGAGGCTACAAGTTTCTCTTGTTCTTCCCATGTGCGTAGTCCACAGATGACACCAAAGTCCACCTTAGTAATCTGTATTGCTTTGAGAACGACTAGTTTTAGTCTCTCGTCAACATCTTTTAGATTGTCTATGCTACGCTTTGACAGTTCAAATGCACTCATTTTGTTTTCCCTTTTAGCTTTTCTACAGTACGTAGACCACCTAGACCAAGCATACCCAACAGTACAGTCATCAGGCTGTCCATGTCAAACACTGGTAGGTCTGGTGCTGGCATACCTGCATAGGCAAAGCCAAAGATTGTTACAGGGGCTAGGACGAAGTGCCATAGCATCGCAAAGGAAAGTCCCCAGCCAAGAAAAGGCCGCCAACCTGCCACAAACATGCTACGATGTTGTGCCTCTGCTTTATTGATTTCGATTTGACCCATCGCCGCATCATGCGCCTGTTTAGTAGCCAAAGTAGCTATTTCATGGGCGAGTGCGTTCTTCTGGTCTTTATCTTCGATAAACTTGTCGAGTAGACCAGCAACGGGTGCTATTAAAGATTGAATCATTTTTTAACCTCATGGTTTAACCATACAGCGAACATGCCTGAAAAACAACCACAAATCGTGGATACGAAGGCTGTCTGCTGCGTGGTGGCTGATGCTCCCAAGTCCATAAACCAACTTGTTGTATTCCACGCCATAAGCGTAGCGGCAAGCATCATTATACGGGGTAAAATTTTTAACTCTAGGAACTGCTGTGCTGTCATACTACTGCCTCACTGCCATAGAGATAAACCAGATAAACCACAAGAAGCCTAGACCAGCAACGACACATATCAAGGTGATAAGAAATACTTCTATCATCTGTTGTTTTTTGCGCTTACGTTCTAGTGCTTCTTCTTGTCTTCGCTTTCTAGCGTCTGCTTGAAACTTTACCCAATCGCTGTGCAGACCTGCCCTGCCATAGTATATCATGGCTTGCTCTAATTCTGCACGTTTCTGTTTAATATCTTCAAGAGCCATGAACTCTTCGATGTCTGACAGGTCACTTTGTTTACCTACCTTAGACCAGAACGAGTTCTTCTTTTTATTGGCTCTACTTCTTAAATCTTCTTCTGCTGATACTAACTGAGAAACCGCTTTGCCAGCAGACATCAAATCTTTTCCGTTTGCGATAGTTTGTTTAATCACCGCAAAGGCTGCATTAGCTGCCGCTAACTCTGCCAGCATCGCTCCCCCCTAGTCGTAAATCGTTTTCGTTTTACTGTCTACTAATCTAGGCACACAGTAGGCGGTAACTCTATCTTTGGCATCCATGTAATCATAGTACCGATAGTTACCGTAACGCTTAGAAACTTGACTAGCGAAGTAATTACATCTATCTACATCATAGAAGTACATATCTCCGCTAGTTAAAGTTCTCTGTTCCCCTGTACCTAAGTAGACTAACAAGAGGAACACATGTGTCATTTTTTCATCATCACAATTAAGATGGTGACCAATAGTGCTACTTGAATAGCATCTATTACTGGTACGCCTATCATAGTTACATCCTCATAAGAAGTGATGCGGCAAGGCCAACGATGATTACCGTTGACCCCATAATCATGGCTTCAAGTCGCCACATACGTTTATCCAAAACAGCCAGTTGGTTTTCAACAGACTGATAGCGTATTGCACATTCTTTTTCGTGTGCTTCTAATTCAATAGCAACACGTAGTTCTGGAGAAACGGACTGTTCTAGGTTCATGGTCATGCAGTGTAACCTTGACCAGCAGCAATAGCCACATTAGCCGCAGTCATGTCCTCTGAACCCCAGAAGTCCTTGGCAACCATAATCTCCAGATGTTCAACATTCCTGTCAACACAGTCCTGCTTATCTGCGGCATCATCGTCTGCCATAGCCTCACCAGCAATAATAGCATTAATGAGGTCAACGCTGTGACCCATCGCTGTGTAGTGCTGTGCGATTTGTTCTGCTGTTAGTTCGTCCATTATAATCTCCTATTAGTTGGACTCAAGTGCGGCTACTTTAGCCTCAAGTGTTTCAATCCT